CGGGGTAGTGAGGCCGGTACCGTCGATCGCCTGCACCGCACCGGTGTACCGGTTGAAGCAGACGGCCTGGTAGCCGTAGACCACGAGGTCCACGAGCAGCTTCTTCGACTGCGCCTGCTCCGCCTTGATGAGCAGCGGCTGCGACTCGTCCAGCCAGACGTGGCCCTCGTTCTTGTTGAGGACGTACACACGGTCCTGGTTGGTGCCGACACCGAGGTTGGTGACGACGTTGTTGTCGGTGATGACCGGGTCATCCGACGGCAGGTAGCCGCGGATCCCCGGGCCATAACCGGCACCGGTCGTGGCACCCATCCCGGTCGGACCGGCCATGCGGCCGCCGATGAAGGGGTGCTCCGTCAGGAACTGGTTCATCAACCAGCGCCACCGGGTGTTGTGCGTCAGCACCAGCAGTTCGGCACCCTGGTCGAGCATGACTGCCTCAACCGCGGCGGCCGCCTGCTGGATCTTCGCGTACAACTCCTGGGCCGTCGGCGAGGCATCGGTGTAGGTGATCACCGTTGTGTTCGCGTTCAGACCCGTGGCGGCACGGTTGATGGCCTTGTTGTCCATGTCCGTGTAGTACGAACGGATCAGGTCCTCGACCGTGACGTCGAGCGCGCCAGGCGCCCTGTCGATGAGCTGACGGGAGACGCTCTCCGAACCCGCGACCGTGTAGATCGGGATCGTGATCAGAGTGTCGTCGATGTCCGTCTCACTGACGGCGTCACCCTGCGCAGCCTGCTCATCTGCCGACGATCCGGTCGTGACCTTGGAAAGGTACGCCGTCATGCCGGACTCAGGCAGCGGGTGCTTGCGCAGGTTCTCGACGAGGTTCGCGCCCTTCTTGGCGTTGGGTGCAGCGTCGTCGACGAGGTACGCCGGGACAGCCCAACCAGACAGGCCAGACGTGCCCACCACGCGCTCGTGCACAGGGTTGCCGGCACGCTTGCGCATGTCGAACTCCTGCTCGGTGTGACGGCTCAGACGCTCGCGCGAGGCGATGCTGCCGCTGAACGCGGAGGCGACGTCGCGCAGGAACTTGTGACCACTGGGGTCCTCGTCCTTGCGATACACCGGCTCCTCGCGGATGACCTGGCCGCGCTCGTTGTTGATCTCCCGCTCTTCGGGGAGGTCAGCGCCCGGCTTGGTCTCGGCGGCACGCGCTGCGGCCGCCTCGTCTTCGGCGATCTCGGCCTTGATGTCAGCCGCGCGGGCCTCCATCGAGTCGATCGTCGAGTCGATGGCGCTGCGGGTAGCGAGCGCCTCGCCGATCTTGTCTTCGTCAGGAGCTTCTTGGCCGCGCAGCTGCTTGAGCTCAGCGACGACCGAGGCACGCTCCTGGAACTTCTGAGAGATGCCGCGCAGCGTGGCTGCGAGCAGGTCCTTGGGATCCATGGTGTGTCCTTTCGGGACTGGAGTGTTGGTGTGTGTCGGTGCCAGACAGCCAGGACGCCAGGCCTTAGCGCGGCGGCGCGGAGTGCGGACTTAGGTGGTGCGCCCTAACGGAAGCGGCGCGGAGCGATGTCGGCCTCACTGATGAGGTCAACACCACGCTTAGAGGGGGGCTCAGCGGCAAGCTGAGCCGGAGGTGACGGGAGGTCTTCGGCGAGACCGGATCCGGCGGTGTACGGGTTCGCCCCGTAACCGACGATCGCGACGTCACCGCGGTGCAGGTCAACCTGCTCGATGTCGTACTGCAGGTAGTCAGGAGCCCACAGCCCCTTGATGATGCGGAACGCGAACGACATCTCGTCGACGAGAGAGTGGCCCGATTCATTCGGGATCAACTTCGGGACGATGTACGCGACGTCCGAGTCACGGGTGTCGAGATCCGCACCGACGTGCAGGCCGTGGTCCGTCTCCTCGAGGTGCAGGGTGCCCATGATGGTGCGGGCCATGCGGCGGATCTGGTCGTGGACGATGACGAACGGCACGTCGAGGTCGGACTGCAGAAGGGTCTGCCGGAACGCGCCAGCACGCACCACCTCCTCGTAGGGCCCGTACCAGTCCCACATCTCGTAAGGCTGCTCCGTGACCGACGCATAGCCATCGAACCGAACGATGCCCGACGTCGACGGCTCCGAGACACGGATCTCCGAGACACGGGCGGTGACGCGTGCCCCCGATGTCGGAGCTTCCGCGCAGCGTCGATGAGACGGACGGTCGACCGGCGCCCGCACTGCTGACGCACGCGCGAGCGCGGCGTCCTGCCTGCGCTCCAGGGTGTTCGTGAACATGGCGCTCCTTTAGTTGGTGGGAGTCGACGGGGACGGTCCGGGCCCAATGAGACCGGCGCCTGCTCGGTTGGCAAGCTCGCGCAACTCCGGGGTCGTGATGACGTCGTTGACGACGGCGAGGTACCCCATCTGCAGCAGACGTGCGACGGCTGTTGCGTCCTCGACAGGATTCGCTGCGCCCGTGGTGATGTCGAGGGGAGGCATGTTCTCGAGTTCGCGGGCCTCGTTGACGGTCTTGAGCCCGCCGGCGACCTCCGCGATGAGCAGCTTGCGACGTGTGTCTGGATCCATACGGAGGAGGCCGTCTGTGTTGAGCTTCACGAAGCCGCGACCGGGCACCAGTCGGGAGAGAGCCTTCTCGCGCCGCAGGACCGCTGGGCCGAAGTGCATGATGAGGAACTGCAGGTTGCGTTGGCTGATGTTCGCGTAGGTGACGGACTGACCGGATACAGCGGCGTCGATCAGGTCGGCCGGCACATCGAAGAACCTCGCGATGTCAACCATCGAGTGATCCATCAACTCGAGGAACGCCACGTCCTTCACGCGAGCGCCCTGCATCTGGACGTCCCACTCCTTGCCCACAGCAGCGGGCTCACCGTCACGCATCGACGCGGCAAGGCGGCGCTGAATCTTCGCGGCCTCGGCGGCGTTGAACTCGCGCGCGTTGCTCTTCATCACCATGCTCGGCATCGCGCCCCGCTCGAACCAGTCAAGGGTGAACTGCAGTGCTGACGAGTTCGCGTTGAGGGTCCTCGCGGCGAAGGCGATCGGCGAGAGCCCCAACGGAGACCCAGCCTCCGTGTACTGGCGCTCGTGCCAGATCTCGGACGGACTGTAGGTCTTGGTGCCGATGCGGTACTCCGTGATGCGGGAACCCTTGCCCTTGACCGAGACGTCCTCAGCGGCGACCAGGTGGATTTCGCGCGCTAGGCCAGCACCATCACGCGCGGTGATGACACCGAAGGCGTTGCCGTAGCGGTCGAGGTCAAGGCGCGTCGAGTAGAGCCAGTCCACGATGTCCATCGGCTGGCCCTCGCCCCACACGTCTGGGGTGACAAGGACGTCCGGGGTGGCGATCGGGTACAGCATCGAAGAGCCCGTGTAGCGGGTGAAGCAGTCGACCGGCATGGACGACTCGAGGGAGGCCCGCAACCGCGTCGCCGCCCACACGGCAGAGCTGCGCATTGCCTCGTTCGTCGAGACACGGCCGCCCGTCGTGGTGCTGCGCCGCGACGGCACACCCGCATCGGTCAAGCTGATGCGACGCTGAGGGAAGAGGAAACCCACGATCAGCCTCCCATCCGGTAGCCCACGTACACGAGCGCTCCACCGGCAACGACGAGCCCGAGCGCGGGGAGCAACAGCCAGGCACCGACCGCGATCGCTGCGATACCAGCGAGCGTGATCACTGTGCCGAGCAGGTTCTTGGTAGGCATGCGGGTCTCCTAAGCGACGGTGTCTTCGATGGGCTGATCGATGGGCGGATCAGCTAGCCACTGATGGCGGGCGAGGGTGACGGCGTAACACGGCGAGATGTCGCCCATGCCACGGCCGCGGAACCACACGAACCCGAGGCCGTAGGTGCGTTTCGAGACGCCGGCGAACGCTTCGTTCAGGTCGTCGTCGTCAACGAACCACGCCTTGCGGTTCACGACGTCGGAGAACAGGGCACCACAGGCGGCCATGACCGTCTGGATCCCGAGGGTCTCGACGTCGAAGCCCTCATCCTCGAGGTCCTGCTTGAGCGACATGCCGGCACCGTTGGCCGCCAGGACCACCGTGTTGCCACCGAAGTCGTCACGCAGTGATCGCATGTGGTCGACCACCCAACCGGTGCCCAACTCGTGAGCGACCAGCGACCACGCGATACGCCGCGACGTGTCGACCGACTTGCCTGCCACCGCGATCGACGAGTACTCCTGATCCGGAGCCACGTCGACAGACCACACAGGTGGCACCTTGAAGTCGACCGGTGATGTCGGTGCCTGCCAAGCGCAGTCTCGGTACGCGAGCGTCGGGATGACCGGGTCGACCTTCTGCCCACCAGTCCAGATGCCGCGATACGGGCGATCGAACTCGTCGAGGTTGGTCCGGTTCGCGTCGAGTTCGGTACGGACGTCCTCGATGCGGATCGTGTGGCCCAGTGCCGGCATGAACTCGTGCCACCGTGAGGAGTCCTCACGATCGGCGTCGGGCTCCGGGTCAGACCATTCGAAATAGGCGATGCGGGTCTCAGCTCCCGCATCGATGAGTGCGCGGCCGTCGAGGACCATCGGGTACCAGTACCCAGACTCGGTCTTGTTGCCCGCTGCGGAGAACGTCCAGATCTGTGCGCCCGGCTTCGTGATCATCGTCGGCCGCACGTTCTGCGCTGCCTGACCGTCGGCGTGTGCGAAGACCTCGTCGGCATGCCACTCGTCGAGCGTGCCACCGTGCGTCGATGACTTCTTGATCGCGTCGATGAGGATCGTCGAGAGCGTCATGAACCGGATCCGCTCGGCGCCCGTGCGAGCCACCCACCCCGGCTTGTGACGGTTGGCCGCCGGCTGCAGCACCGGACGAAGGCGTTCCAACAGCACGTTGTAGAAGTTCTCCTCGAGCCGCTCCAACGCCTTGTTGCGATCCTGTGCCGTGTACAGGGTCCGCGAGCGCGGTGCCGTCAAGGCCCGGTGAGTGGACTTCGACACCATGACGGTGGTCTTGCCGGACTGTCGCGGAACGAGGGAACGGACGTCGCGGTACCAGAAGGAGCCACTGTGCGGGTCGATCTCACACCCAACATCGAGGACGAGACGCTGCCACGGCATCAGATCCCAGCCCAAGAGCTTCGCTACACGGGCCACTTCCGGGCCGAGCGTGTCGCGCTGCGGGTTCCGCGGGGTGCCCCACTGCGGTGCCGGAAGGTACAGGCGGCTACTCGCCACCCTCGGTGCTCCTGCCGCCGGTGATGGCGTTCACAATGTCCTCGACCGTTGGGCCAGTCTCAGTGCCTCCGCTGGGGCTGCGGGGGGGCTCGAGACGCTTCAGAGCGTCGAGGATGCGGATCTGCATGGACGAGATGAGGTCGAGCCGCTCGAGGCGGTCGGCGTTGTCGAGGACACGGGCGGCCTGCATAGCCATCGCGGACACCGTGCGCTGGAAGATGTAGGCGCCGTCGGCGGCCGGCAGCTCCTCGATGAGGGCCGCATAGATCTCGCCGGGCTCCAGGTCCTTGAGCAGAACGAACTGCAGCGGGGCCTCAGGCGTGGCTGGCAGCTCGACCTCGACGTTCTCGGCGGTCTCGGCGCGCTTCTTCGCCCTATACTCGCGCATCCGCTTGGCATTCCAGCCGCGGCACGGGTCGCACTTGCAGCCGCGACGGTACCCAGCCTTGCCCGGGTCGACACCGAGGATCTCGTGACGAGGACGAATGACAGGACGCGGGGCAGGGGCCTCGGGAGAGCGCTTCGGCATGGTCCCTCCGATCACGCGTAACCCGATTACCAGGGCTTTCGTGCGCAGACGAAAAAATGAACAT